GCACGAATCTCATCAGAAGAGACCTCTCTTCCCATAGTCGTGGCTGTGCAGTGCAGGACTAAATACTTCAACTCAGCCATTAAGCAGTTGCCTTGTAACCGCTTCTCACAACTGCACCTGCATCCATCATTTTAGGCATACAGATGAAGTAGTGACGGAAGTTGACCTTGTTACGCTGATATTCGGGGTCGTTCTCGGCAGCACTCCAGTACATCTTGGTAGAACCGGTTGCCTTGAATATTCGTTTAGGATAGAACGCGAATGAACACTGGAATTCACCAGGATCTGCTATTGCACCTACCTCCTTCTTAACACCTGCAGATGTATATACAGGGTTATTACCGAACTCATATATGTTAAAACCGTACAAATTGCCTATCTTACCAGTGTTGCGATCAATATTGTACTGTTCCTTGAAGCTCTGGTCTGCTCTCAAAAGGTCATTGACATGGTCCGTACAAAGCACCAAACGACGTCCAGCTATAGGCACCTTCAGTTTATCCAGAGCCTCTTTTAATGACACGAGGTCATCTGGTGTAAGTCTAAGACGTCCAGTCGCTACATCACGTTCTCCTGTAGTTGTGAGTACAGGGGTTTTAGCAGTGTTTGAGTTCGCACAGAGCGAATGAGCAGCCTTTGCAAATTTAGCATCATTGATAGAGTTTGAATGGCTCTCCTTGACGCGTGAAATCTTGTCATAGCTGATAGCATACAACTCGTCATCAGTAATAGGTGTCACCTTGGTTTGGAACTTGTCAAGACCAATAGGAATCTCAGCATCATCCAACACCTGGAGTGGAATAGGATAGGTTGTATTGTTGACCAACACATCAGGATCTACACCAACATCCACCAAATGGATGACGTCGTTATCCACTAATAAAGAATTGTCAGGGATACCATCAAGCCAAGAGCCTGCAAGGAACTCACGGAGGGCTTTAACCATCTCACCCGTCCAAATCTCTTTTAAAACGCCTTCACACAAAGCACCTGATGGCATAAAACCACCCAATGCCACTGCGACAGCATTAGCACCTACAATAGATTCTAAAGGCGACAATCCTATTGTCGAACCGAAAAGCACTCCAGAGAATGAGTTAAACATGAGTGCTGTGATAATTAAAATAAACTTTTTCATTAGCTCTTTTTTATTTGTTAAACATTACAATTCGCATTCAATACCGTATTCCTCCTTGTACAATTTTTTGTACTCTTTAGGATTCTCTGTTCTCAACTTCAGTATTTCAGAAGAAGGGACATCACTCAACTTTTTGTAGGTCTTATCTCCGCCTGTCGGAGCACCACCATGATGTCCGATTACAGCACTTAGTTTTGTTTGCGGTGTCATAGCCGCAAAAACATTCTGCAATTCCTGATAACCGACCTTTTTACCAAGTTCCACGAACTGGTCTTTCTTTGTAGCGTCGATACGCTTTTCTGAAATAGCTTTATCGACAGCACTTGTGAGACGTTCCAACTCAAGGGTAGCTTTTTCATTTTCGAGTTTAGACATCTGAACCTGCGCTGCTTTCAAGCCTTCAATTGCAGCTTTAATAGCCGCTTCATCTGCCGTCTCTGGCAAGCCCAACAATAGGCATAGTGTTTTCTGTTCCATTTTTGTTAAAATTTGATTATTACTAATTAAAGGTAAATATGAAGACTTCTCATCTTTACTCAATGTTATAAGTTCACCGTCTTTATGTAGGACTATCGCGTCATCATTTGCTCCTATGTCAACCAAGGAGACTTCAAACAATTTACTCTTGGTGATTGTAGCTCTTGTCTGCCCTTGCACCAGATGTTCTTTTGCTTCACTCGTTTCAAGAACATCTATTCCGACACTCACCATACGGAGACTTCCGAACTCAAACTGCTTCTTGCATCTTTGGCTGAGTTCCGAAGCGCAGTCAAACATAAGTTCGCCTGTCACCTCATTGTTTTCCACTCTGATGTCTTTAACGTACCCTATCACCTGTCCTCTGTTATGCTGATACAGGAGAACCGGATTGCGTTCGTATTGTCCTATTTCCATTCCTGAAGTCAGAACCCTCGTTCCATAACTGTTCAGACTATCATTTGTAATTCGCACTCTTTTACCCATATTCATTGAATTTTTCGGTGCAATATTACTTCCGATTTTTCATCTGGCAAAGAAAGCGCGAAAGCATTGCATATTACTGTGCAACAGTTGCATAACTCTTTGTGCAATCTAATATAACACTGCAATTTTGCAGTGTTGTAATCATTAAGTAATCACCTATGACAAAAGCAGAAACAGAAAAAAAGAAATCATTGGCACGTACACTTTTCCTAAGCGGAATGGAGCAAATAGAGATAGCGGAAAAGGTTGGTGTATCCAGAGTCACCTTATCTAAATGGTGTACCTCCGGCGGTTGGAAAGAAGCGAGAGCCGCCAAACAAATCACTCGCCCGGAATTGGTCAACAAATTATTGCTGACAATAGACAAACTCATCGAACAGGTATATGACTCTGAAGATCCGTCACTCTTGGCTGGGCTCGGCGACAAACTCGCGAAGTTGTCTTCAGTGATTGAAAAACTCGACAAGAAAGCAAGTGTCGTTGACAATGTCGAAACATTCATGGCTTTTAACACCTACTTGGAACATCGGGCTAAGACAGATTCAGAAATCACACCTGGTTTACTTAAAATCATCAATCGTCTACAGGACGACTTCATCGCTGAACAAGTTACCAAATAATTGTAATCATGGCAACAAACGCAACAGACAAAAAAGAAGCCATAAAGCGATGGAAAGAACACTGCCGGCAAATACAGTCAATGACGGTACTGACCTCATTGGAAGAATCCGTATTGGAGAAAAACAAACGTATCCAACGGCTTCAAAAGGACTACGCCGCCTTCTGTGAGTATTATTTTCCACATTTTTTAACATTGAGAGATAAGACCACCGGGGAAGTGCTTAGGATAGTGCATAATGCGCCATTCCATAATGCAGCCGCTGCAAAGGTTAAGAACACTCCAAATCTTAAGGCTGTATTCAAGTGGCCTCGAGGACATGCCAAATCTACACACTTTGACATATTCATGCCTTTGTGGTTGATGTTCCAACCGAAACGTCTTATCAATTTCATGGTAGTTGTCGGTAAAAGCGAGGACTCAGCACAGCGTCTGTTGTCAGATATACAGGCAGAATTGGAATACAACAAACGTATTATTGCAGACTTCGGAGAACAGAAGAATCTCGGTCATTGGCAAGATGGAGAGTTCACATCCCAGTCCGGCGTAAAATTCCTCGCCTGCGGTCGCGGTCAGTCGCCTCGTGGTTTGCGTGAACGTGAAGCTCGTCCTGACTACATAGTCATCGACGACTTGGATGATGACGAACTCTGCCGTAATGAAAAAAGGGTCAACGAACTTACCGATTGGGTCAAGGAAGCTTTATTCGGTGCGCTTGATGTCGGTCGTGGCAGATTCATAATGGTGGGCAACTTGATTTCTAAGACTTCCGTACTCGCCAACATTGCGAAAACAAAAGGTGTTCATGTTTCAGAGATCAAAGCCGTAGATAAAGATGGTGAACCTGTCTGGAAAGAAAAATGGAATAAAGAAGAAGCTCAGGAATATGCCGACTTCGTAGGATATCGTGCATGGCAAAAAGAGATGATGCATAATCCAATCAGAGATGGTTCGATTTTCAAGCATGAATGGATTCGTTACAAAAAGATTCTGCCTCTACACAAATATGAGATGCTCGTATGCTACACTGACCCTTCGTTCAAGTCAACAACTAACAACGACTACAAAGCATCTCGACTCTGGGGCAAAATCGGCAATGAGTTACACCTGATAGATTGCTACGTCCGTCAGGACACCGTATCAGGAATGGTGCGATGGCTGTACAACTTATACGAGTCTTTACCGGAAAATGTTGCGGTAAAGTTCTTTATGGAAGCCAACTTCATGCAGGACATCATTCTCGACGAGTTCACTACTGAAGGAAACATTCGAGGTTATCAGTTACCGATACTGCCTGACAAGAGAAAGAAGCCTGACAAGATACAGCGTATCGAGGCAATATCCCCTTTATGGGAACGAGGATTCATATTCTATAACGAAGCTCTGAAAGACTCTCCTGACATGGTTGCTGGTATTGAACAGACTCTCGCAATAGAAAGAGGTAGCCGTATTCATGATGACGCTCCAGATGCCGATGAAGGTGCTATATGGTATCTTCAGAAAGATACAAGACAGGATAATTTTAAACCAATGTTCGGTGCAAGACCGACATCTAAAAATATATGGTAATATGAAGTTAGTTAAAAAAATAATCTGGGCATGGAGATACAAACATGCCATTAGAAAAGCAAAAAAGCTCTCCAAACTCACGGGGCTGAAATATTATGTAATACTCTTGAATGGAGGGTTAAAGGTTGTTCCTAAAAAAACGATTAAGGCACTAATCTCAAGAAAACGTTTCCGCAAAGGAACAACCATTCAAGACATAGAAAAGAACGCATTATTCATCACCAAATAATACCGACATGTTTATTACCGAAGAAGATTATAAAATTGTAATTGGCGAAAATGCGCTCAAGGTCATATCACAGACCGACCAGACCAACAGAGCTAATGCCGAGTTGGAAGCTCAAGAAGAAATATCAGGCTACTTACGACCCAAATATGACTGCCAAAAAATATTCGAAGCTGAAGGCAATCTTAGAAACCATGTTATAGTCATGATCGCCTGCGACATCGCACTATATCACATGGCTTCGTCAATGCCACAGAAAATGGGTTTTGAAATCCGAAAAGAACGCTACGACAGAGCCATTAAATGGTTAGAAGGCGTTCAAGCAGGCAAAATCATTCCGGACTTACCTATATCAACTAATGAAGATGGTAATGTCGTAGGGGAAAGTATTTTATATAGTTCACAACAAAAACTTCGTCACAACTGGTAATATGGGATTCAAAGATTTAGTGTCGGGAATATTCAAATCCGACAACACAATAACAACGCCATTCGGCAAATTCAATCTTGTCAAAGGGAACAAGAAACATGCACAGAAGGTCGTCGTCGATCTGCAAAAAGCCACCGACGCACTCACTCGCCAGGATCTGCGTGACTGGCGTAACGCATGGCAGATGGCTATCAATGTCGATAGCCCGAACAGACAAAGATTATACGATATCTACCGCGATTCGTGCATCGACCTGCATTTGTCCGGCTGTATCGATCAACGTAAGGGATTCGTCATGTCCAGTCTTTCAAATTGGTCGATGCCAAAGGGAAAGACAATGAAGAGGCACTTCATTATTTCGAGCAATCCTGGTTCAAACATTTGTTAAAATACTCACTCGATTCTATATATTGGGGACATTCTCTAATAGAATTAGGCAATATCACTACAGACGGCGACGGCTGCATATGCTACGATGGTGTAACACTACTGCCAAGAAAGCACGTCATTCCTGAATATGGTCGTATCATCACAGATCTTGGACAGGACTGGACCACAGGAATAGAATATAGAAAAGCACCATATACAGACTGGCTGATTGAAGCCGGAGAAGCTGAAGATTTAGGCTTGCTGCTTAAAGCTGCGACACAGACAATTCCTAAGAAAAACATGCTGGCTTTTTGGGATACGTTTGGTGAAATATTCGGCATGCCTATGAGAATAGCACGCACAACATCTCGAGACGATAAGGAAAGAGCTAAACTGATGGATATGCTAAACAAAGCTGGCAGTTCACTTTCAATGGTTGCTACAACTGAAACAGAAATAGAATTTGTCGAAAGCAGCCGAGGCGATTCATACAACGTTTACGACAAGCGGATTGATAGAGCAAACTCCGAGCTATCAAAACTCATCATCGGTCAGACTATGACCATAGAGGACGGTAGCAGTCTGTCACAGTCTGAAACCCACCTCGCCGTATTCGAGAACCTTGTTGAAAGTGATATGGACATGTTGCGTGACATCGTCAACAATCAGCTTATTCCAAGAATGATAAATCACGGATTCCCTCTCAAAGGACTTCGTTTCCAATGGGACGACGCAGTTGACTACACACCAGAACAGCAGGTCGCTTATGAGACAATGATTGCTGACAGATATGAGGTTGATCCTAATTATTTCGCCGAGAAATACAGTATGCCTGTAGGGGAACGACGTAATGCTGCAGCACCTGTTGAAAAGAAGAAAGATGATGATGTTGAAGAGGAAGACGAGAACAAAGCGGAGGACAAGCGGAAAAGAACTCACTCTTTTTTCGACTGAGCCCCACCGACTATGTGGGGCTGCACCACAGATATATGAGTTTTCTGAATAATGAAACCATTGGTTTTATAGCCGGCGATGAGAAGACACAGAAAAAGATTGTCGCCAAATTAAGAAAACTCTTCGACAATATGATGAAGACTTTGTTCCATCAGAAAGGTGCGCAGCTCGACATCACAATATTGGAAACGGAAAACGCACAGGAGTTCATAGAGGAACATGCATCGGTGCTTAATTCATCGTTCAAGGAGGTTTCCATGTCCGACATAATGAGACGGAAGCTTGAGGAATCCAACTATATTTTCTCCGGAATGAAGACGTTCCATGAGCTTAATGAGGCGTTCCCTTCATTACTCGACGAGAACGGCAATCGAAAACCGTTCGAACAGTTTTTGAACGACGTTCGTAAGATAGATTCCAAATACAACAGCAACTATCTCCGTGCTGAATATAACTTCGTAAATTCTTCAGCTGTGATGGCTGCCAAATGGGAGGAATTCAAACAATATGGCGACAGATATTATCTCCAGTACCGAACCGCCGGCGACAAGAGAGTGCGTCCGGAACATGCCGCACTCAACAGGGTGACGCTGCCGATATCGGATTCTTTCTGGGAGACATTCTTTCCTCCTAATGGTTGGAATTGCCGCTGTACTGTCGTACAGGTAAGGAAATCCAAGTATGAAGCAACCGACCACGATGAAGCCATGTCGCGCGGTGATGCAGCTACTGGAAAGGACACGAGAGGTCTCTTCAGATTCAATCCTGGCATACAACAGAAGGCGATGCCAGACTACAATCCTTACACCATACAGAAATGCCGCGACTGCGACATCGCCAAAGGCAAATTCAGTCTCGCAAAACCTTTCATACCGGACAACGAAGTATGCGCCGCGTGCGAGATCCTACACAAATGCGCTGCTGACAAAGCGAAATCTCAACGAGCAATTGAAAGAACGCACTATCTGCATGAAATGGAGCGATTATTAGACGAGAAAGTTAAAAAAGAAGCGGATGGAATACTACTAAATATTGGCTTTACTAAAGATGGGAACAAGCATCTTTATGCTGACACATTCGGAAGAACTCACGTCGTTACTAAAGCCGACCTCAAAAATTTAGCCAAATATCTTGAAAATGCCGAATACATAGAAAGTTCAACACTCACACATTCAAGAAAAGACAACTTAGTACATTTCTATTATTTCAAAGTAAAGATAAATGGTTCTTGGGTAAGATTGAATGTTGCGAAAAAAGTTGAAACTTATAAGAATGGTAGAACTTACACGTCATACTTTTTGTATTCGATAAATGATATATTGGAATAAAAAGAGAAAGCACCAAAGGCGACGCTTAGGACTAAAATGCCAGTTTGCCATTCCTTCAGTGCTTATGTGTGCAAAGATACAACATTTTTAAATTTTGTCAATATGTAAACAAAAAAAAAGATTTCATTTTCAAAAATATATGTGCTATTCAGTAAATTTGCACTCCAAGGCGGAGTTCCCCATAAGCCGTGTGGTTTATCGTGGCAACAACAACGCGAATGCGAATGGCGGCGTGTCGAATGCGAATGCGAATAACGATGCTTCGAACTCGAACACGAACATCGGGTCGCGTCTGGCAAACAACCAAAACTTTTAATCGGCGTACAACATCGATGACGTGTCATCAGGGTCGTGCCGAGGGGTAATGAGCCGCAGCAATAGCAGATTTATCTGGAAAGCTGAAAAAAAACGATTGATGAGTAGAGTTTGGTAGGTCGCAACAAGACTCGAAGAACTTGGACTCAAGGAAGGAAAGCTTCAGTATGAAAAGAGAAGGTTACATAATAGAGGAAATCACAGACTACTCGAATATGTCCGAGTCGTTTGACCAGGTACTCCGTGGCACTAAAAGAAAAAAGAGTCGCCAAGGAAAAAACCTTCTCATGCACAGAGAAGAAGTAATTCAAGAACTGACATCTCAAATAGCAGATGGTTCTTTCAAGATTAGCGGTTACAGGGAACGAATCATAAAAGAAGGCGGTAAGCTCAGACGCATTCAGGTTCTGACTATGAAAGACCGCATCGCCGTACATGCTATAATGGCTGTCGTTGACAAACATCTGAAAAAACGGTTTATCAGAACAACTTCAGCAAGCATCAAAGGTCGAGGGATGCACGACCTCATGAAGTACATCAAACGTGATTTGCAGAACGACCCTGAAGGAACAAGGTTCTGTTACAAATTCGACATCTCTAAATTCTATGAAAGTGTCAGTCAAGACTTCGTAATGTATGCCGTAAACAAAGTTTTTAAAGACAGAAAACTCATCAATATGCTTGATGGTTTCGTAAAGATGATGCCTTCCGGACTAAGTATCGGATTGCGGTCATCTCAAGGTCTTGGAAATCTATTGTTGTCGGTGTATTTAGACCATTATCTAAAAGACCATTACGGTGTCAAGCACTTCTATCGATACTGTGATGATGGTGTCATACTCGGCGGTTCCAAATCAGATTTATGGAAGATTCGCGATGTCGTCCATAACAGAATTGAGTCAATCGAACTCAAGGTGAAATACAACGAAAGAATCTTCCCTGTAGAGGAAGGCATCGACTTCTTAGGATATGTGATATATCCTGATCACGTTCGTCTGCGTAAACGCATCAAACAAAAATTCGCAAGGAAGATGCATTGCGTCAAAAGCAGGAGAAGACGCGATATCCTGGCAGCAAGCTTTTATGGCATGGCAAAACACGCCAATTGCAAAACATTATATCACAAATTAACAGGCAAGAAAATGAAATCATTTAAAGATCTTAATGTCGCTTATAAGCCAGAAGATGGCAAGAAGCGATTTTCAGGTGCGATGGTAAGCATCCGCGAACTGGTAAACCTCCCTATCGTTGTCAAAGACTTTGAAACCGGAGTCAAGACAAGCCAGGGAGAAGACAGATGTGTAGTAGCCATTGAAGTTAATGGCGAACCTAAAAAGTTTTTTACAAACTCCGAAGAGATGAAAAACATCCTTCAGCAAATCAGTGAAATGCCGGACGGATTCCCTTTTGAGACAACAATCAAATCAGAGACCTTCGGCAAAGGAAGAACAAAATATGTATTCACCTAAAATAACAAACTATGAACAGAGTAGAAGGAACAGCCGACGTTAAATTATTGGAATGTACCAATCCGGCTAAAAACAAATGGCGTATCCGTTGGGACATACAGGAACAGGACAACGGAGGAGTCAATTATATGGAACATGAATTCGACCATAAACCATGCAAAGATGAAATAAGGCATACGGTAATTGACTGGATAAATCATCATACCGACAACATTATTCTATCCGGATTCGTATGGAACGGCATGAATGTATGGCTGTCGCAAGAGAACCAGTTCAATTATAAGGTAGCTTACGACCTCGCCGTACAGACGTTAGGTACGTCTCTGCCTGTAACATTCAAGTTCGGCACTGACAACGAACCATACTATTATAAGTTCAGTTCGATAGAACAGTTGAAAGACTTCTATACGAAAGCTGCGCTGCACATTCAAACAACATTAGAAGAGTGTTGGAAAGCAAAGGATTCTTTCAATTTGGATTTGTATCAATGACATTTTCATGGGGAGCATAAAAAAAAGCCCCCAGCCTGTTAATCAGTCGTCTCACTTACTTATTAACAAAAATTGCATACCGCAAGACCGGGGGTAAACCCAATTCGTGGTATGCAATATTTTTTTGCGTAAACGCATAAATAAGTGAGACGGTGCAAAGATACAAATTTTTAACAAATGAAAGTGATTGAAATATTAAACTTAAACAAAGAATTGCTGAAGAACTTCCGGCAAGCAGGAATAAGAATAGAAGATGTTGAATATATAGAGCTTTACAAAGAATACCAAAGCCTATACAACAATGGAGAAAAGACAACATATATAGTAAGCGTTCTCGCCGACAAATACGACATAAGCGAACGCACAGTTTATGACATCATCAGACGTTTTAAAAGCGACTGCAATTTGCTTGCAGTGTAAATAACACCAAAGAACAAAAACAATCTGATTTAGCACCATACATTTGCAGAAAATTTGAATGTATGAAAAAACACTATTTATCAGCACCATTGCCATTTGTGGGACAAAAGAGAATGTTCGCACGAGAATTTATCAAAGTATTGGAACAATACCCTGAAGACACTATTTTCATCGACTTGTTCGGTGGTTCTGGACTACTATCACATATAGCCAAATGTCAAAAACCAAATGCTGAAGTAATCTTCAACGACTTTGACAATTACCGCTATCGTCTTGACAACATACCTCGAACCAATATACTACTTTCAGATCTGCGCTCAATCGTCGGCGACATGCCAAAGCACAGCTGCATAAAGGGAGAAAAGAGAGAACGTATTTTTGAAAGATTGGAACAAGAAGAACGAACATACGGTTACATTGATTTCGTAACAATATCCTCTGCTCTTATGTTTTCAATGAAATACAAGTTGAGTATTGCAGAAATGAGAAAAGAAGCTCTTTACAACAATATCCGCAAATCAGACTATCCGGTTTCAAACGACTATCTTGAAGGCATTACAATTGTATCATGCGACTACAAAGAGTTGTTTTCTCATTACAAAGACAATCCGAATGTCCTTTTTCTTGTTGACCCTCCATACTTGAGTACAGAAGTCGGAACTTATAATATGTATTGGAAATTGTCAGATTATCTCGACGTGCTGACCGTTCTTTCAGGACATCAGTTTGTCTATTTCACATCAAACAAGTCTTCAATCCTGGAACTATGCGAATGGCTCGGGGAGAACCAAATCGGCAATCCTTTCAAGAATTGCATCAAGGCTGAATTTAACGCCACTGTTAATTATAATGCTCACTATACAGACATGATGCTATATACCCACCAAAAAGCATCATAGTTGCCATTGCTATTAAAAACCGAGGGAGACCTTTGATTGGTCTCCCTTTCTCATTTCTTTTTTTTATTCATTAAATCTCTGTAATAATCGGCAGCTGCTCTGTGTCGCTCACGTTCTCTCGTTTCGGCGAGCTCGGTCGATCGTGGCGAATAGTAATGATACTCGCTCGACTTCTCAATGTTATATTGAACACAAGCTTCAGATTTCTCAACATAATATTCGTTAAACCATCTAAGGACATCAGCACACGAAACGCCCCCGTAAATCTTGCCGTATTCGCCTTTTAACGCCCTCTTGAATATTATATCGATGTCAGCTACATTAACACCCACACCGGCGTTAATACACGAATCCACGACCATTGTCGCCGTCTCTGCCATCGCTTCAGGATGCATCTGCTTAGAGACGTTCAACATCATCTCAAGCCGCGCAAGCTGCATCACGATAAGCGCAGCGGTCTCCTTGTATCCAAGTTCTCTGACAAGCCTATTTATCGAAACGACATCGCTTCGTACCGACTTAGCAACAGTGTCAATTCCAGATTCTCGCATGGCAAGAGACAATGCCTTAGGTTCGTAGTCCTTTTTAGAGATAATCGTAAGCTGTCTTTGTTCGTCCATAACCGTTATTCTTAAAGATATTACCATAAATCTTCTGGAAATCCTTAGAGAGTCCTTCCGGAGTAAATCTATTATCAAAATACCACTGGTTAGGCATATTTCTAACAGATGTCAGAAATGCATCCAAGGTATCAACAAGCAAATCATCAGTGATTATCACAGGCGGATTCTCTATCATCTTTTGTTCTATCTGCGAAAGCAATTCCTTCATCCATTTGAAATCCACCTTGCCCAAACGATATTCCGTACCTTTGAAATGTTTGTATCTTTCGCCAAAAACCTCTAACGCACGGTACACAGGCATTGTTTTGCCGTCCTTGTTTGACATGGAAGCGAGCAGCTCATTAATAAGCTTAGTCTTATCCTTCTTAGGCAAATTTAAAGCCTCCTTTATAATTTCATTCAGTTCCATAGTTTTAAGATTCAGAATATATTGTTATGTCTTGTGGAGCTGTTCTGTTACCACCGAAATACAAACCACAGCCAAAAACAAATTTGTTTGATTCCATTATTATTCTATCTACAACTTTTAAATCACAGAGGAAGAATATAATATCATCTTCTATATCTACACGTCTTGATATAGATAAATAGATAGGCTTACCAATACAAACACTATCTACTATTTTGTATATTCTTTTTCTATTTTTGTAGCAATATGTTGCGATTTCAACCATATTTCTTGATGGAGAATATCTCCATACGAACCTTACAGAATTGGCGTGTATGCCATTGACACCATAACAGAATCCGAATAATTTATTCCAATCCATTTGATCCCCACCATCCAACATATATCGGCATGATTTTGTAAAAACAAAAGTTCTGCTAATTACAAAATCTCTCCTGATAGAGAAGAATCTTAAACATGGCGGTATCAGTTGGAATGGTCTATGAAAACCTTTTCTTATTGTCTGTTTTCCCATATTCATATTTGTTTTATTCTTTTGATTGCTACACATTGATATACCTCTATATTCTCAACAATATCTTCATGATTGTGGTTTGTTTGGCTTTCAATCAAATCAAACTCAAGGTATTTAGAACCACCCATTAAAGACAATGCTGAATGAATAATCTCCGGCAAATCGAATATAGACAATGCATCTTCAGACAGTTCACTGCCGTCAGCGGAAGATCCTTTCCATTCGGTAACTATATGCAGTTTCACAAACGGTTCTGCACGATATTCAAGACCAGGCACTATTTCATTCCATTCAATAGGAGAAAACTCAACAAATACAGCCGGACACGACCAGTTCTCTTCCTGCTCGATGAATTCCACATTATGATTCCACAGATCAATATGGTTAATGATGCGCTGTGCTCCTTCTGGAACATCCTCTCCTTTCCAAACTCTGACGATATCGCCATTAGGCATTTTGTACAATGTGTTCAAATTGTAGCAAATTGATTGATATAATTCTTTTCTCATTTTCTGTTTATTTCAAATTCAACATTAAAAAATTCGGTAAGATTTTTATCTATGATTTCTCTGACCTTCTTCTCGACCTCTGGAGATTTTCCAAGGAAGCGACGACGCGGTATTACGATCGTACTACCGACCTTCTTCATCGACATCA